GCTCGGATTTCAGTTTTTATTTAAGTTTCGCGAGTTTTTAAGGGTAAGGGGAAATCATGGCCGGAAAAGTGAACTCAGGCGGCGGTGGATATGCGAAGGCAACAAAAGGGGCAAGTAAAAAAACCGGAAAAACAAAATTCTCCATAGGTAAGGTCGCGACGCGAAAGAACTTCACCCCGGACTTTTAGCCATGCTGAAAAGATCGCTCGCCAAATTAACGATCGGTCGACCCGAGGCCGGACAAGGGCCTGCCATCCCCGGACGAATCCCGAACGATCTGCTGAAGATCACGCGGGCCAAACGACGCGCATTCGTGGATGCTCGTCACGAGGCAAACGCGATTGAACACGTCCTGAAACTTCCACAGCCAGGCGAGTCACTGCACCTGGTTATTGACGGACGTTTTGAAGCTTGCGACATCATCCCCGCGACTCGCCGGTTATCGGACCCCGCAACGATCAAAGATTTGACGATCACGACTCTTGGACTCAATGAAGACAACGTCGCCACGATCTGCCGGGGAATGGACGCCGGGAAGATCGGGACAGCCACGGTAATCGTAAGTCATTACTTCGCAGGGGCGGAAAGGCCGCTTTTCGAATTCCTTAAAACCGAAGTTGAACAGCGAGGGGGCAGAGTCTACGGGCTTCGAAGCCATGCAAAATTAATTCTGATCGAAATGACAGACGGGAATTGCTACACGGCTGAAGGGTCCGCAAATCTGAGATCGTGCAAATCGGTCGAACAACTTGTGTTGACCAACGATAGAGAACTTATCGATTTTCATCGAACGTGGCTCGAAGGCTTCATTGAATCAAGCAAGCGCAAATGACAGAACCGACCGCACCGAGCCATGCAGCGAAAATCGATCAGATTGTCAAATGGACAGCCGAAGGCCAATCGGATCATTTAATCCGGGAAGCCATCGAAGGAAGCTGGCCGAACGATGACGCAGAACAATTATTGTCGGCAGCATCGGAAGCGATCGACAAGGCTGGAGGTTGGGATCTTGCAGCAGCCAAGTATGTTTACCAAAAAGCAATCGAGATAGGCGACTTCTCCCAGGCAGAAAGGTCACTAAAAGAAATTGAGCGGCTTGGAAAATCTCGTAATCAACCGCAGCCAACGACAACAGAACTGATCGATCCAAAACGAGCGGCGCGAGATTGCAATTTAATAAATCGAGCCGTGACGAACGGGTGGAGTATTCCAGCAGAAATCATGGCAGACCTTCCGCAGTTGTTGGACGAGGTCGTACGAAACGGAGACCCGCGAGCGAAAGTCGCAGCAGCCCGCGTCCTGGTCTCGATGGCCAGCCAGAATCAAAAGGCCAAGCCAGCGCCGGTGAAACGAATCAAGCATATTCACACGGTCAGTCAGACGGAGGAAAGCATTGATGACCGGAAACGCCGCCTTGCTGAGCGAATTGCTGGACTCGGCGACGACCCCGGAAGATCTGGAAGCGGTCCAGCAGCTTCTTGACGAGTTGCAAGGTGAGCCGCCGGCCGACGATCTCGAAGACAATGACTCCGACGCGACCAAACTGGCACAAGCCCACAGCGACAACGTCAACGCGGCACAAAACGAGCGGACCGCATTGTCTCAGGAGATCGGTCCAATCCCGCCGATCAAGAATCCAAAACGGCGCGAATCATGCCGGTACGATCTTGAACGTTACACGATGACGTATTTCAAGGCGGCTTGCTTCATGGGGCTCGCCCCTTATCAAAAGGAAATTATTCAAGCGTTTCAACATGTGATCTTGAACGGCGGGAAAAAATCTCGAGCGGTTCGCCGCGGGGGACTCAAATCAACGCTTGCACGAATCGCCACGGCATGGTCGATTGATTACGGGCATCGAAAATTCCCAGTTCTGGTGGGAGCGACCGACGACAAATCAAACGAGCATCGTGATAACCTGTTCAAGATGCTCGAAACCTCAAAGGAACATTGCGAGGATTTCCCGGAGCTGATTCCGCTTTTGTTAAAGAGGAAGAATCCGAAAAAGACATTGAGATTAAACGGCGTCATCCTCGACGTTTCGGCGAAAGACGAACGAGGCTGTATCTTGTTCCCCGCGATCGAGGGAGCGGACAGCAGCGAAGCCAGAGTTGCCCCGTATTCGATCGTATCGACAGACGTTTCCGGTCTGAGTTTCGTTGACGAAACCGGTCGAGTGATCCGTCCTGACCTGCTAATTTTCGACGACGTCCAAACTCCACAGTCAGCCAAATCATTCAGCCAGACCTCGACCAGAGAAAACGCGATCGACACGACGTTCCAAGGTCTCGCGGGACTGGGTGAGACCTTGGCCACGATCATGGTTTGCACACGCCGGGAACTGGATTGCCTCACGGCCAGATACTGCGATCGAGAAAAGCATCCGGACTGGGACGGGCAGGCGTTCCCGGTGTTGCTTCACGAGCCAACCGATAAAGAAGGGTGGAAAAAATACAGTGACCTCCTGCGAGAAGGTGACAACCCCGATGACGGCTTCGCGATGGCATCCGCATTCTACCGCGACAACCGCGAGCGACTCGACGTCGGAGGTGTCGTTGCATGGGAGGACGACAAAGAGGCGGGCTACATTTCCGCCTTGCAATACTGCATGACGATCAAAAGCCTGAAGCCGGATTTCTTCCGGTCCGAGCTCCAACAGGAAGGAGCGGCCCCCGAAGGCGGCTTGAGCCAGTTGTCAGCGTCCGAACTGGTGAAACGAGTCTCCAATGTTCCATGGGGAACCGTTCCGTCACAGGCCAGCTATCTGACCAGCTTCGTCGATTCCCAAGATCACGTTTTGTTCTGGATGGTTTGCGCTTGGGCCAAGGATTTCAGCGGCTGGATCGTCGACTATGGAACGTGGCCGGATCAGGGGCGCCAAGAATTCTATAAATCTGACCTGTCGCGAACGATTGAAATGCAATTGCCGGGAGCATCGTGGGAGGAAGCCTTTGTAAATGCTCACAATAAGCTCGACCAGATGCTTTTGGGGAATCATTGGCCAATTCAGGACAGCGATTCAGAACGAGATATCGACTTACTCTTGAAAGACTGGTCGGACGGTGACCACAAAAAGCGGATCGAGCCCCAGGTATTGGCCAGCAAATTCCGATCGCGGATCCGCCCGTCGAAAGGGTTCGCACCAAAGCCCGGGAAAAAACCAGTCCACCTGTTCGGGGACGCTCAAAAAGACCGCCACACACATTCGCACTGGGTCGAACGTCGGACGGAATCGCCGATGAACGTCCAGTATGACGCGAACATGTGGAAAACTCACATTTTCCGCAGGCTGAAAACGATCATCGGTTCACCATCTTGCTTGTTGCTCCCGGGTGACAACGAATCCGATCTGTCATTGTTGGCCGAACACTTCACGGCAGAACTCGCAAAGCCGATCGAATACGACGGATCGAAGGGGATCGTGTACGAGCGAATCCCAAACCGAGACAACGATTGGTTCGACTGCATCGTCGGGAATGCGGTGGCCGCTTCGATGTTGGGGTGTGCGTTACCGGGTGAGATCGCGCAGCCAAACCACGCCGCGCGACGAGTGGTGCAAGTGCCGCAACGCATGGTACGGAGGTAACCAGTGATGACCGAGGAACGGCGCATAGTGATTTTACCCGACTACCTCGACGAAGATGGAATTCTGACGTGTCCGAAATGCGGGTGCCAGGACTTCGAAGTGACGCATTCATACAAATGGGAACATGGGTCAAAGCCTCGCCGTAGAAAGTGCGAGCATTGCGCATGGACCTGTACGACAGAAGAAAAAGTGGTTGAAGGATGATTATTTGTTGTCGAGATGATACCGGTATCACAAAATTGTAGAAATCACCTTGAGATTTGTAGAAGCGATATTATCGTGATTGCATGGCTACAGACCTCACACCGCAGATCGTTCAAAACGCCGCGTCGCCGAATAGCACGAGCGCGGACGGTGTCAGCGTCACGAACAACCAAATCAGTGAGCAAATCGCCGCTGACAAATATCTCAAAGCCAATGATGCCATGTCCGCAATCGCCAACGGAACTGGATTCTTTGGGCGAGTTCGCATGGTCCCACCGTCAGCCCGGGGGGATACATCATGCGATTGATGAAAACCGTCGAACGGGTTATGGACCGAGTATTTGCGTCGGTCGGCCTGATTCGAAAGTCTGTCGTTGAAGCTAATTTCGATTTGACGCAGACCACCTTCGAAAACAAAAAGCACTGGTCGACTGCCGACGCATTGTCAGGCCGCGCCGCCTATTACAAATCCGAACGCAAAATCGCCCGCGAACGTTCCCGCATGGAGGCTGCCAATAATTCATGGTATGCCGGAATGCTCCGAACGGCCGCAAACCACATCGTCGGAACCGGTCCCCGCCTGCAGATGCAGACTGAAGATAGGGAATTGAATCGACGAGTCGAAAAAGCATGGAACAAGTGGTGCAACGCCACAAGGTTCAATGCAAAGCTTCGAGTCGCTGTTGAAACCTATTGGCGCGACGGCGAAGTTTTCATGATGCGGGCAACTCGCCCAAGCTTGCACCCGATCAGTCTCGATGTTCGGTCTTACGAGGCCGACCAGGTCGCGCAACCGTACTGGCATATCCTTGATCCGACGATCGAGGACGGTATTCGCGTCGACAATCTGGGTAATGCCGTCGAATACTGGATTTACGACCATCATCCCGGTGACCTGAATATCGGACACCTCAACTTACTGACGGGAAAGTGGTATTCAGCCGATGATGTCTGCCATCTATTCCGCCAGGATCGACCTGGACAACTTCGAGGTTTCCCGCGATGTGCCCCAGCAATCGACTGGCTCGCACACATGCGAAGATTCTGTAAAGCCACTCTCAGCGCCGCCGAGGCCGCAAGCCTTTGGGGCGTGTTCATTAAAACCACCTCATCGCAAGTCATGCCCGCCGCCATGCCTCGCGACCTCATGACGATGGATTTTGAGCGTAACGTGATGAACTTTTTGCCGGATGGTTGGGAACCGTCGCAGCTTCGAGCCGATCATCCAGCAACAACGAACGAACAATTCCAGCGAAGCGAACTCACCTATTTCGCCCGCTGTGCAAACATGCCATACAGTCTCGCGGCAGGGACGTCGCGGGATTCTAATTTCAGCTCAGCAAAGATGGACATCAAGAATCTCTGGGAACCGGAAGTCCACAGCGAACAGGAAAACGTGGAAACCTCGATCGTCGAACGAGCGTTCCAATGGTTCCTCGAAGACGCGATGATCGAGACGGATATTCTCGAAGACGCCCCGCTCATCAACGAAATCGAACATCAGTTCTTTTGGCCACCGTTGCCACAGGCCGACGAAGGCGATGTCGCGGACGCAGCCGAAACCCGGATGTCATCCGGCCAATCGACGCCAAGCCAGGAGGCCGCGCAAAACGGCCTCGACTTCGAAACGATGGTCGCGACCGCTTCCCGAGACTTGGGAATTACTCCCGACGAATACAAGCGCCGTTTGGCCGACAAGTTGTTCCCGCCGGCAAAGCAGGATGCAGCCCCAGGCGGACAGACGCCAAAAGTCTCTCCGATTGCAGCATCAGCGAAACGACGTGCACGCGACAAAGAGCGATCGGTGATTCGAGCTTCAGAACGCTTCGCCGTTCCAAAAACCACCGCCAACTAAATTGGAAATACCGTGACAGAAACTCTTGAACTCAACGCCGAACTCGATCAAGACGCCAAAACATTCCATATGGTGGCATACACGGGCGGGAAACTGTCGCTGGACGGGTTCGACGATCCTGTCGTGGTCGATCTCGATGGATTGCAGGCGGAAGGCCACATCCCGATCAATATCAAGCACAAAACCGACGATGAAATGGTTTTGGGCGAGACCGATCCGGACAAGATCGTCAACGATGGCCAGACGTTGACGCTGGGGGGCCGGATCACAGCGAATCCGGAAGACAGCCCCAGTGCCAAGAGAGTTTTGGCAATGGGTGCCAAGGGCCATCACTGGCAAGCCAGCATTGGCGCGAAGATCGAAGAGTTTCAAGACGTTCCCGCCGGTGAAAAAGTATTCGTCAACGGCCAGGAGCAGGTTGGGCCGTTCGTGCTGGTCACAAGATCGACTCTTCGCCACTCCGCCGTGGTCAGCCAGGGGGCCGACAAAAACACCAGCTTTGTTTTGAACGCGGAGGCCTCGCTCGATATCGAGGCTGATGATTCCGCCGATAACGATTCCGCCGAAGCCGAGTCTGACGGCTCTGGTGTCGAGGATACGGGATTCGAGGGATGGCTGAAAGAACTTGGCTTGGACGAAGCGGTCCTCAGTGAAAAGGCCCGCAACGCCCTCCTTCAGCAGTATGCCGATGTCGTGGAAGACAAAAACGACGCACTTGATGCCGCCGCTCCGTGCGATGACGTCATGGATAAAAACCAAACCAAAAAGGGGAAAGAAGACATGGCTGCATCGACTACCACAGACATCGGCGCATCTGGAACAACCGATCTCGAAGCTCAAATCAAGGCTGAACGAAAAATCCGAGCCGCTGAGGCTCGACGCGTCGATCAGATCAACGCCATTTGCAAAAAGGACCTCAAGCTCGCAGCAAAGGCCGTCGAAGACGGCTGGAGCATTGAGAAAACAGAAAACTATTATTTAAAACGACAACTTCGACAGGGACCGCCAGCGGGACATATCAAAACCAGAAATCCCGCCGATATGCTGATGGCATACCAGGGCGGATTGATGATCCGCGCCGGGGTCAAACTCGATCATGAGGCGTTCAGCAGCGAACAGGCCGAGGCCATGGGCCTGCCGGACTGGATTCGGGCCGGGGTCAATTCCGAGCAACGCCAGAAGATCATGGAAGCGTCACAGGAATTCCGCGACATGTCGTTGCCGGAAATGTGCAAGGAAGTCTGCATCGCGGCCGGGATCACACCGGATCGACGCACGCGAACGGGCTGGATTCAAGCGGCTGTCAGCGGTGGACAACTTGCCGACATCTTCACCACGAATATCAACAGCCTGCTGCTCCAGAAACTGATTTCGGAAGTCGACACGACAGCAGGTTGGACGAAAGAGTCCGACGCCGCAAACTTCCAGACGATGGAACGGACGCGACTCACGAAAGGTCCGCGACTGACAAAGCATGCTCGCGGAAAGTCTGCTGACAACGCGACCCGATCCGACGTCATGCAGTCTTACAAAATTGCTCGCTACTCGCAGCAATTCAAAGTCGACGAAATGGACATTTTGGACGACAAGTTTAAGGCCCTTCAGGATATCCCGTCAGAAATGGCCGAAGCCTGCATCGTGCTACGGCCGGACTTGGTGTATTCGATCCTTCTTGCGAATCCGACAATAAACAAAGAAGGTGGAACCAGTGGAGCTCTGTTCAGCGCGTCGCAGCCAGGCAGCCAGTCAAACTACGTGTCTTCGGGAGCCGCGCTCTCATCGTCAACGCTGCAAACTGGGATGTCTGCGATGTTCAACTTCACGGAAAACGGACGTCCGGTGAACACCAATCCGACGCATCTGATTATCCCGTCGCAGTTATTCGGAACCGCTGCCACATTGCTCCAATCTCCAACGATCGTGATCGCGGGAACCGCCGGTACGGTGACCACAAAAGGCAACGTCAACGAGCTCCAAAAAATGCAGGAGGCCTGGGGCCTGATCACTCCGGTGTCTGATTCTCGCATTGCCAACGGTGTGACCGATCCAAACACGGGGACCGCCTACTCCGGAACAACAACACAGTGGTGGTTAGTCTCCAACAAAGCCCCAACGATCGAAGTCGCCTATCTGCGAGGAAGCGGAAAAGCACCACAGGTACGACAATACATCCTCGATCGAGGCGAATGGGGCATCGGCTGGGACGTCAATATGGACGTCGGGGCAAAGGCTCTTTCATGGCAAGGATTCTACTCAGCGAACGCCTAAACCACGTTGGAAATGTGCTTCCCGCAAAATCACTTGTTACGGATGTGAGCGATGTTTCAAGCAACGCAAAAATGCGGAATCAACGGCATCGAATACGAAGATGGTGCCTTGATCGAGGAAAAGGACATCCACCCGGGATCGCTTAAACCGGCGCTGGCAGCGGGGTTGATTGTCCAAATTCCAGATCCCACGCCAGATCAATCGCCAGAGCCACCCCCGAAAAAAGCCAAGTAACGGCGCCAGCCAAACTTCGTCACGAACCATTTAAGGTAAAAATCAATGACACTCGCCACCGCCACTCTGCTGAGACCCGGAAGCCTGCACCATTCCGATTCATCATCCATTGCTGTCCCAACAGGTACGATCAGCGTTTCTGTCGAAGGGAATGTGATCGTATTTCAAGGCCTCAAAGCCGCCGCGATCAATGATCCTGCCGACTTCGACAATCAGGAAATCTACAGCGTCGTCAAAGACACGACGGTTTTCGCCGCAGGCCAGACCGTCTACTGGGACCCGGTCAACACGCTCCCCGCAACCACCGGATTTATCCGGATGGGCAAGTGCGTGAAAGCAGCCGCCAGCGGGGACGGGACCGTACAAGTCCGACTGCTCAAAGACGCTCGCGGGGCAAGCCAATCGCAGGTTGCCGCCGGAACTGCGTTAACGAACTCGACCACCCCGACCACGATGGGATCGATCACGATTCCCCCGAACTACCTGCAGGCGGGTGACCGTCTCAAGATCCGGGCCCAAGCCATCGCGCCACTAACGAACTCAACCGACACTCTGCAACTCAACCTGCAGTTGACGCCGGGTACCACGGGCAGCGCGGTGAATCTCGCGGCCACGGCAGCGGTCGACGTCGCCAACAACGACATCGGCTATTTTGATTTCGAAGTCGTTATCAGAACCGTCGGCGCAACAGGAACAATGGTCGGCTGCGGAGTGCAAGCACTGGGCACACCCGGAACTGTCACCGCAAAACCACAGGCCCTCGCATCGTCGACAATCGACACGACGCAAAGTCAGATCGTCGGGGTGCAAGGAACCTGGAGCGTTGCCAACGCAGGCGACTCAGCACGGCTGGACGTCCTCAATGTGGAACTGATCCGGGCGTAACCCATGCTGAATGAAGCTGTCGCGGAAACGCTGATCCCCGCGTTGTTGTCCGGTGACGGACAGGCCGTGAAATACGGACGAATCAATTCAGGTGTTGTCACCAATCCAACGCTGTATCGGTCCGTCGAACAAACTGCCATCCTGCAAACGGGAGGACAGTGCACGGAAGTCCGATACACGGACTTTATTGGTGCCGTCACAGCATTCACAACGAACCCGGCTCGCGGTGATGTCATTACATGTGCAGATGGTGGGGTCTACGAGGTTCGTCCGCTCGACAGCAACACCCCTTACAAAATCACTCTCGGAATGATCCGGATTCACACGCAGAAGATCAAATAGGATATGACGATCACGATCGCCCCCGCCGATGAAGCCTGCCAGGCCTTGGTGACGTTGCTCAATGCGTCCTCAGGGTTCGTGCTGGACATCGCCGCCCACTATTCACGAATGGAAATTGATCGGCTCGAAGAAATCAACGAGCTGCGGGTCGACGTCGTCGCGATCTCGGAAAACCAGCTGCATGAACGGTTGGATTTCGGGGACAATACTTCACTGCTGATTGACGTCGTGATCAGAAAAAAAGTCATCGACAAGGAAATCGAAGTCCCTGACTTGTCCCTGTTGTGCCGACAAATCGCCGCCGTGCTCAATAACTGGAATTCACCAGACCGACGGGTGCAAGTCTGGGAATGCGACCCGGAAGAGAAAGAGAGACCAGATAAGAAACTGCTCAATGATGCGAGTCTGTTTCTGTCAACGATCCACCTCAGAATTGAGGTGCAACCATGAGCCTTGTCGGATTGGAAAAATTGGTGAAGAAGCTGCGGTCACTGCCGCGCCGAGTCGCCGGTCCGATCGCAGCGAAGACAGTCACAGCAGGACTGATGGTGATGTATCGAGCCATGAAGGCCGCAAGCTCGCCCTACGTCGCGAAGTCCATCGGGTATCGACTGGTCCGCAAAAAAGACCCGCTGAAAATGCAAGGGTTGGTCGGTGTCAACGTCGCGCATCCCGCTGACACCCGGGTCAAATGGGCGCAGATCCAAGTCATGGGAAGCAAACAAAGATTCCGCCCGACACGTCGCGGACAAGCCAGCACAGGCGCGGTGCCGCCACATCCAGCAGTCAGCAACGCGCTTTCCGCCAGCCAGGGCGAAGCCGTGTCAGCCATGAAGACAACGTTCAAGACCGAACTCGGAAAAATCAACAAGGGGTAACACATGACAGCCTTGGTAAAAAACAAATCACGTGGAATTGTCGTCGCGCAATTCGTCAGCGCGGCTTACGTCGCGATGGCGGGACTGACATCAGTGGACGTGTCGGGCGAAAAATCCAAAACCGCCGAAACAGTCACACTGGATGGACCGGTCTATGAGACCAAAGATCCAACCGGCTACGCCACGCCACCGAGTCTGAAGTTGTCGGGATTCTACGACCCAGCACATGCCACCTACACCAATTTCGCCCCGTTGATCGGTGCCCCAACGACGACCAATTTCAAGGTGACATACACGGACGCCGCCCCAACCTCAGCCGTATACAGCGGGGTCGGGTTCGGTCTCGGAAAAAAGGCCAGTCCCGACAAAATGCTCATGGCCGACATCGAAATCGAAGTCAGCGGAGCACCGTCCTGATCTCCGCGCCTCCGCGCCTCCGCGACTTCAAATCAGCAAAAAGGTTTTAAAAATATGAAGTGCAAATTTTTGAACGACACAGACACCGAGCACGGTCTGTTGTCACCAAACCACCAAGAATTGACAAAAACCCGCGTGAGAAAACACGCTGTAACCCTGCTCGACAGGGTAGAGCACTTTTTTCCAGCCGGAACAATTCTCGATCATCCACACGCCTACAAGTTCGTCAATTTCGGCATGGCCACACCAGCCGACGACGAGTGCGCCGCAGCCTGTACGCCACTCACGCCATCACAGCGAGCCGCGCTGGAGACCGATTACCGCGCCGCCTCATTGGGAATCCACGACGCCGAGGACCTGAAACTCTTCGGGGCCGGGGTAATCGCGGGCTATGAAAAACTTCCCAACGGACAGACAGCCTATCTGCCAGGTCCCAACTGGGAGAAATGGAACGCAGAGCAAAAAGCCGCCAAGGCAAAAACCGACTCCGAGCTCTAAACGAGTCCCGCTCCTCAGCCCTGACAGCTAAACCACAATTCTTATCCAGGCGAATACGTCCATGTCACTGCTCACGAAAAAGTTCAAACGACAACACTTCCCGATCGAAGGGGTGGAAGGATTGTTCGCCCGACCAATGAAGGACTCGGAAGCGAAACGTCAACAACAATTGACGGACGATGAGGACAAGGTTTGGTTCTCCTGCGGAATGTGTCTGGTGGATGAAAATGGAAGCCCATTGTTGACCAAAGAATGCAGGGAAACGGACGCAGACTTCGCCAGGCGGGTGCGGAAAACCCTCGACGACAACGACTTCGATTTCTTATTGCTCAGCAAAACGTGCAACGCCATCGCCAAGGCCAGTAAATACGATCCGGAGTCCATTCGAAAAAACTGATGAGCGACAGCGAAGCCCGCTTCGCAAGACGACTGGGATTCGCTGTCGGACGATGGGACTGGTGGAACCTCAAATCAGAACACACAGCTTACGAATGGGCGCTCCAACAAATCGCGGACGAAATCGAGCCGCTTGACCACAACCGCGACGACATGCGAGCCGCCAGACACACCATTCGATTGATGGCCTGCATGACGGGAGCCGACGAAGAGTCATTGCAGGAAGAGCTGGAAATGCTGAGGAAATACCTTCCGATCCATTTCCAAACCGAGGACGACAGAACGCTATCACCGGAAGAAGCCGCCCAGATCAAAGCGGGTTAAACCATGTCGATGTCCGATCTCGCCGCAACTCTGTCGATCGACACATCCGACTTTGTCGGACCGTGCGAAGAGTCCGCGAATATCGCGGAACAATCGGGCGAGCGAGTTATCCGCGTAATTCACGAGCAACAGGGATCATGGTTGCAGTTGACCACTGCCGCCGTCCCCGCAATCGCCACCATCACATCAGCGATCGCCGGATACGCCGCCACGGCCGCGACAATCGCCCACCAACAAGCCATGTTCGCCAGCGTATCAAGCGGATGGACCTCGATCGCTGGATCTGCGATGCGCTATCTGGGGATCGCAAACACCGTCGCACGAACGTTGATTCCACAATATCGAGCGATCGGGTTAGCGGTCGGCGCAACGGTTCTCGCCTACAAAGCCGCCACCAGTGAAACCGGAGAGAATGCCGCAAAAGCGGTACTCAGCAGCACGACGGTACAAGAGTCCTACGCCAGGCTGAAAGCGTCGACGTCCGGACTGACGGAGGCGTTGTCGAGACCGTTCCAGGGAGCACAACAAACCGCCGGAGCATTGGCACAATACATCATCACGGAATGGACACCGCTGCCATTGCTGGGGAGGAAAATCGGTGAAGGGATAGCATTCGGGCTCGACTTCGCCGCCGCGAGAGCGAGCGAAGCCACAGCGATCATCACATCAACAACAGACGCCGTAACGGGTCTCGCGTTGTCATTCTCCGCCGGGGAATGGGGAAATACCGCCGACAAATTCACACAGGAAACAGTCGCACTGCGCGAGCTCGCCGCTGAGACCGAGCGAGTCATGACCCTGCAGAACAGCCATCGGTCACAATATAAGATGCTCGCGGACGCTCAGACGGACGCAGCCGAGCGAGCCTCCAAAGCCTCAGAGATCGCTGAAATCGGTCACATCGTATCCGCTGAAGCGATCGACTCGGAAACGAGACGATACCAGCAGTTATTTGCCGCACAAATCCAAAGCCTCAAAGCCGGGGAGCAATTAACCGCAGGCCAGCAGGCTCATATGAAAAATGTGATCGACGCTTTGGCTGCCCAAAAGGCCGGAATCGAATCTGGACGAATCACTGAGGACACAGTCAAAGAGAAAGACGCAAGCGTCACCGGGAACAACGCCGCAGCCGCGTATGAGCGAGCAACCGAATCCCTCAACCGCCTCAAATACGGACAGGAAGAAGCCGCCCGCATGGCCATCATGGCCAGCGACGCCACAGACGAAGAAGTGGTCGCGCTGCTCGCGCTGCACGACGAAACCGTCGCGCTCCAACGAGCCCAGGAGCAACAAAAAACCGCCGACCAACTCTACAAATCCGGAGCTGAGCGGATAGAGGCCATGACAGACAACATCGATCTGCTGACAGGAGCCGCGACCAAGGCAGAAATCGAAATGCGGAAACTGGCTCGAGCCGGATACAGCCAGGAGCAAATCGACAAAATCGGCGAACTCACAGCAAAAACGGAAGAGCTGTCCGCCAAGCAAAGCCAGCCAAAGGAAACCCGCGAAACCAAAAATAAAGCGAGTTTCATAGGCTCAAGCGAAACAGCCAGTCTGATCCTGAAGGGCGTCGGATCAGGTGCAAAGGGATCAGACAAAATCCTTCTGGATCAATACGCCGCTTTGAAAGCGATCGCGCAAAACACGAAACACAAATCGTCCGGACAAGTACTGCTCGCCGGAAAAATCAACGGATACTGAGATCAATCCAACATGTTATCAATCAACATCGCCGGGCCAGCGGGACCGACCGGACCAATGGGGCCCACCGGAGCGGCCGGGGCCGCAGGAGCTACAGGTGCGACGGGTGCGACGGGTGCTGCAGGTACTAATGGTACTAATGCCTTCACCGCGACGTCGGCAAACTTCACCATGCCAGCGGTCGGATCAACGGTCTCTGTCACGGTTGGGAACACGTCCTGGCTGAGCGTCGGTCAAACTGTCTACGTTTCTACAGCGGGTTATTTCACCGTCTCATCAATCACGGACTCGACCCATGTCGTTCTGAATAACGTCGGCGTCTCGAGTAATGCAGCGTCGTCAACGACGATCAATTCCGGGTCAACTGTTTCTGCAGCCGGGGCCGTCGGAGCGACCGGGGCCGCAGGAGCTACAGGCGCGACGGGTGCGACGGGTGCGACGGGAGCGACCGGGGCCAACGGCACCAACGGTACCAACGGTACCAATGGGACGAATGGGACAAATGGTGTTAATGCCTACACGACGACGTCCGCATCATTCACGATGCCAGGCTCTAATAGCACGGTCTCAGTGACCGTTGGTAGTACGGCCTGGATGTCCGCGGGCCAGACGCTCTATGTTGCAACTGCCGGATATTTCCAAATCGCGTCAATTACCGACGGGACACACGTCGTACTGACGAACGTTGGCGTGTCCAGCAATGCCGCGTCCGGAGCGACGATCGCGTCTGCCTCGACGGTCAGTGCAGCCGGAGCGGTCAATCTGATGAACTCGGCGGAACTTGTTCTGTTCTTCGGCGACGGGAACGCGGCCAACGGTGGGGACGGGGATGCCACAATCTCCGGGGCCGTGACTCTGACTCGGCACATGTACTACCGCAATCTCACAATCGCGGCCGGAGCGGCGATCAACACCAGCTGTTACTTCATTTTCGTCAGTGGAACTCTTGATCTTTCCAATGCGCCGGCAGGTGCGTTCTATGCCGGTGGGGCTGTTGGCAATGCCGGTGGTGCTACCGGGGCAGGTGGAAACGGTGGGGTGGGGACGTCGGGGGCTGGCTGGGGAAATACTCCGGGCGGCTATAACGGCGGGGCCGGGAACATTGGGGCCGGGAACAACGGTAATAATTCCGGGTTTAACCTCGGGACTATTGGAGGATGCGGCGGGGGTGGGGGTGCCGGAGGATCTGGCAGCGG